TAAGTGCCAACTGAGCATTTTGAGCCTCGAGCGCTGTAGTAGCTGCTAAAACTGCTGCCGTTAAAATTGCCTGCTCAGCTGCGTTTGCGGCCACGGCTTCATTTGCTGCGATCTCGTCGGCGAGTGCCTGAGCATAAGCTATGTTTTGCGCCTCGATCTCGGTAGTAAACGCTTTAGATAGCGCGATCATTTTACCATAGGCGCCGGTAACCATTTCCATTCCGCTAACGGCCAGGTTATATACTTTAGATACGCTTTCGTTGCCACTGATCTGTGATTTTAGAGAATTAACCATCGATTGATGATGTGACTTAAAAGCATCTTGAGCCTCGGAAACCTTATCGACACTGCCTTTCATGTCCTTATAGGCAGCACTAAGCTTGGCCAGATCGTCTTTTTTACGAGCGTAATCAGCCGGGTTATCGGCTTCTTTCATACTTAAAACCTCTTTTCTCAAAGAAGCAAGAGCTTTACCCACTTCGCTAACCGAAGCCGCTGCCGTCTGGCCGTTAATCACCAGGTCAATGGTGGCCTGTTCTTTTTGATTCATTACAGTATGTTATTTAGAGTAATACTTGCCTTTAGTTGATTTTCGATCTCGAGCACCAGGTGCTTATTGTATTCGCGGGATAAGATCTCACGGAACCTTTTTAACTGGCTGGCCTTAGTTTTAGAGTACCATGGTTTTGATACCCGGCTATGTGAATGCAGTTGCCCTTTATCGTTACGTTTTTTACTGTAAAGCTCATGACCAAGTGATACTTTACTGCCTTTTTGCATACCCCGGCCAACAGCCATTTCCGGGAAACGCCCATACATTAAGAAGCTGATACTAGCTTTTTGAACGTCACCACCGTTATACAGCAAAGCTTTTTTGAATGATTTAACCAGCTTACCAGTAGCGTTTTTCGAGGTACCTACGCCATGTTCAGCTATAGATTTTAGGAACCGCTCGATCATGATATCCAGGAACTCATCAACCATCAAATTGAGGTTAATTTTCTCCTGGATGATCTGGTTTAAATCCTTTGCCATGATCAATAAAAAATGGTGTAGTAATCGTTAAAAAATATACCATCGTTGTAAGCAGTTACGCTCACATAGTAATAGCCATCGCGCGGCAAAAAATTAAAGCGCTGGCCATTGATCGATAAGTATTTCGGATGCCCGGATCTTACCCGGATCTCTGCAGGCCCGGCATCGCCATTCTTTACCAGGTACACATAAGCCGGAATGCCACCGGCACCCTTAGCATTTGTAGGTGTAAGCACCGGCTTACTTTTATATTGGCCATAAACGTCCGGAAACTCGGTAACCACAAAATCAAAATCTACCTGCGTAATGCCGTGTAATGCCGGATCAAAGTATGCCTTAACCAATTTAACCACCCTGATAGAACCGTCTGTATAAGCAAAATCTGAATCCGGGGCGCTGTTGATCGTGGTGATAGTAATCGTAGTTTCCGGCTCAAAATTCAAAGTCCGGGCGTAGATCTTAACCGGTACCAGATCTGTATTAGGCCCGATATCGTAGCTGAATTTTTCGATGATCAGATCTATATAATTATAACCAGGTGTTTTGATCGTTATCTTATCGGTTGTTTTCCATGTGGCCAGTTCTGCAGGCGGTACGTTTGCCGTGATGGTAAGCCTTTTGCTGTCATTTACAAATTGATTCCAGGCGATATCATTATCGTTTAGTTCTATCGGCCCTGACTCCGGATAGAATACACCAGGCGCAATTTCATTATACCCCAGGAATCTTATAAAGCGTAGGTTAAACTGTCTGTAATCGGATAGTTTCGCGCTGAACGACAGATCCGGGTAATCATCGCCGTGGCCATTGGCGCATACGCCATCACGATAATTAAACTGATTCACCTGGCAGAACCGCTCCCCGCGCACGTCGGCAGTAGATAGATCTATACCTTTCAATGTGCCGGCGTCCAGCGTTACATCTGCAGTGGTACCATCGCCAACGGTGAGCTGGTAGAGCGCCGGGTAAGTTGTGGTTTCGTCAATGGTAACGGCAAAAGCCTGATCCTGCTCGTCGGTTTTTAACGTGATCTTATTGTAGACGGCCTCCGGCAACTCCTGATCGTAATCAGTAACCCACTTTGATATATCGCGTGCCTTGCTCTGGCTTATGGATTTAAAAGTCTCAACCGTAAATTCATTAGTGGTGAGGTTGATATCGATACAGATATGAAACCGTTCGCGAATCTGCTTTAAAAATTCCGATAGCTGGATGCCCGGCATGTATTTCATGCTCTCCAGCACATAAAAGATAGTGGTTACCTGGGTGGTATAAATACATACAGTTTCCCAATTAGGATCTGAAAAAAAACTACCGACAGGAGTTAAGCCCAAATAGCCGGCTATCACTTTAAGCATGTACGGTAGCTTATAAAACGGCGATTCAATCGCGTTAAAGCTCCGGAAACGTTGAGCCGTTTTATCAAAATAGTTTACCCACTCATAAGGGAGAAACAGATCATCCAGAACGATGACTTTATTTTGAACCGGCAAAAAGTAAAATGGATACTTTTCCGGATTAACCACCGTATCGAGCATAAAGGCGTCAAACTCCTCGAAGTTGACCGGATCCCCACCGTTCGGGTTACCACCAGGTGCGATATTCAAAAAGCTATCGTTAGATGGGATATCCGTCATAACGATGCCCTTGATCAGCGGATTTATTGCAACCAGGTTAGGCTCCAGGTTAGGTTCGTAATTACCCTCAACAACACTACATTTCAGGTTGCCGATCAGGAAAACATCCCCTTTATAAAGTACCTGTACAGCTTGCCGGTAAGCGGAATTATTGACCTCGGCGAGGTGTGCCAGTTTCATAAATCGCTTATTGTTTTCCGTTGCCGGCACTTTAAAAGACTGGCTTTTATCCTGGAGTAATTTATCCGCGTCGTTAAATAACGGATCGTTTTTCTCTACCGTAATTTTTTCATCCGGATCAAGCTCGAGCACCAAGCCCTGGGTGTTTACGATTTTAAACATACTATCCTCTGTGGGTATTAATCATTTCGACATATAATTGGCTGTACTCGAAAGTTACGCCCACCGATCGCACTGTTGTAGTTTCCAAAAATTTGCGGTCGGCGGCGTTCATCTCAAATGTTACCCCGATAGATTGAAGCTTCGTACTGCCAAAAGCGGGCGCGCCAATCTTGTCCACTACAGTAGATTCAAAGCTTACGCCTACGCTTTTTATGATGGTTATTTCTGCAGGCATAGCTTAAGGGATTAAGTTGGACGGCTGCATTGTATAGCGGGTTTGGCAATGCTTAGAGGATATCTTGAAGATATTCCCGGTAGTGCGGTCAAAAGAGGGATCGCCATTACCTTTCGTTATACTGCCGGTGATCACGTTACCGGTTCTATTGCAGGTTACCTGGCCGAAAGATTCATAGTATAAATATGGATCAGCAGCAGTGAACACTTCCTCCAGTGTAGCACCGGTTAGGGTAATAGCCGTTCCATCTCCTTTGATATAGGTTTGAATTGGATTTGTTTGTAGTGCAGCATTATAAGTAACCCCGCTTAAAACAGCCGAACCGGCCGATAGATGGTACCAAGATCCGGTGGTAAGTATATCGCCATTGGCTTTAAACGTACCGGTGCCGTTAGAGAAACGCGCCTCAATGTTCTGTCTGGTTGGTGCTTCGATGATCTCGCGAACGTACCCTGCTACAGATACATTTGTAAAAACAGTTGCAGTTGCTGACTTGCAAGTGAACCTATCACCAACGGCCAGCGTGGTACCGCCATAAATAATCTGGCCACCTGATCCATCAACAATATAAATACGGCCATCGGTAAGGGCATCCCCGGCAGAGTAAACGCCGGTTAGATCCATATCGGGTGTGGCATCGATGTACTGGCCGCTCCGATCAGAGAAAAAACCGTAATTAGGCAAGTATTGAAAGTTTCGCCCAAACAGGTTGGCAAACGGTTTTAAAGTTGCCTGAGCGAGCAGCGCGGTATTTGTCATAGTTAACGCTGCGGTTGTCGGGTCGATCGTCATATTAACGAGCGAAGCGTTATCAAACGCCGAGCTGGTCGCGTTGGTCGAGGCGGCAAAGTTGATCCCGATAGGTTTTGAGCCGATTATAGTACCATCGTAAGCCATGTTTTTGCAGGGCGATGTGAGCGCGATAGAAACATCCAAATGAGCTGAGTTGTTGAACAGTGGATCAACATAAAACAAATTGTTTACCACCGTTGTAGGGAACGATGCCGGGTTAGATAATGCGGTTAGCGCCGCCTTCAGTGTTGTGGTATCACTATAATTGGTGAATACGCTTTGACCTGGAAACTTTTGAGAAGTATTGTAAAGATTTATGTATGTAAAACCGGCCCACGGGCTATTTATATCTGTAGACCAAAGGATAATACAAGTACTAAAAATACACTTAGTAAATAAGTTACCCCGAACGTTAAAAGCCATGTTACTTGCGAAAAAAGTACAGTACGTAAAGCTTCCATAACATCCGGATGTACCCGACTGAATATTTGGCGCGTTTAGATAGGTGCAGTATGTTTGGCTGCCAGCATATTTAAGGGCGAAATGGCATCCCTCAAAAGTGCAGCTGGTGAATGCGATCGTCGGCTCTGCTGTTGAGGCCGCTACAAAGTTTCCTGATCCTCTGAAATATATACCGGTGATCACAGCATTCGTAAAACTCGAGCTGGTTGAAAATAAGGAGTTGTTACTCACATCGATGATCACGTTTCCATCAGCCACTAAATTCCATGCTCCGGTAGATGCCGGAGTAAAAATAGATTCACGATAAGTGCCGGCACCTATCACCACGTTTAAAACCGTGGCGTTGCTCATGGCCTTTCCAATGGTGCGGTAAGGTTTTGTTTTCGTACCATCACCGAGCGTATCGTTGCCCCACATGGCCACGTGCTTGTATGCATCATAGGCCGGGTTCCAGTTTATTGATGCGTGTATTGTATTAGATCCTGAATAAGCCATTAGTTGTCCTTTCCGTTAATGGTGATGGCACCGTTTAAAAATGTTGAACTTGAAAAATCGAATTGAATGAACAGCGAGCTCGCTGATCCCATAGCGAGCGGGAGCATTGACGCTACGGTGGTGTAAGTACCACCGACTGTAGTTTTAACCATGATATTGGTAACCTGGGATCCCACGATTGACGAGATGATGCTTGCGGCATCGAAATAAACCACTGCTTCGTTCATAAAAGGTGTACCACGACTAACCGAAATGCTTTTTTTGTAAGTTTTACGCTGATCCAGAACAAGCGCCAACGCGGTGGCGGGTGTAACCGGGTTATTTGTTTCCGTACCAGCTATTGCCTCAGCACTTGTTGCCAACTGCACATAACCACTTGTTGAGGTAGTAGCGCGTTGCATATTGCCTCTAACGATATAAAAATTAGCACCTACTGCTGCGTGATTGCCGGCTGCACTTGGAGTGGCGCAAACTATTTCGTTATAAGTATCAACAGCGACACCAGCAGATCCACCGATTTTTCCAGGCTGTAGCACTTCAAATCGATCACCTTTAAGTGCGGCAGGATAATTTGGATTAGTAGAACAATCAATACCGGCCCTATCTCCTCCAACACTGTTATTGTAGGTATCAAACTGTTGTTTGCTAACCGGATCGTTTGGGTTTACGGCATCCGGGATATTGATTAATCGATGCCCGGCCATATTGATATCACCGGCAACAGCGTTACCTGCCGCTCGCGCCTGCTCCAACGTGGTAGTGTGCGGGTTATCGGTTCTACCCGCGTGCGCGTTAATCTGATCTGTAGTGGCGAGTGTTCCACCGGATGCGATATCGATGAATATATCAGCATTACCAGCGCCGGTTGCTCGAGATGTTACTCTAAAAGCTATTTTTACCGTGGCACCATCTGTATTGTTGATGGCCGATACATTAAGCACATTTACGCCAGCTTGGTTTGCATTACATAAACTTTCCACGATCAGTGCGGATTCCGCACCGCCACCAATGGTCTTGCGTAATTTGGTTGCATTAGGACCGGTAACCGCGATGCTTGCCACTGTGGTATCGCCAAACGTTGGATTATCTGTCACTCCCAAAGCCTGCGGTAGCGGGGTAGTTAACGGCACCAAGTCTGTGTCGGCATTACCATTTTGCCAATGATACCGCTTTGAAACGCCTGAAATAATTAGTACCGCCGATTGCCCTTGCTGCCTTACGCCAATAGGAACGCCGGCGTTTGCAAGCGCAATGGCTCCTGCTTCGGTAGCGTGAATATATGGCCCTTCTTTATCATCCAATAAAACCGGATTGAGCACGCGTACGGGGGTTACTATGGGGAATACTGCTGACATGATTACGTAACTATGAATTTGAATAAATCTCCATTAGGGCCAGGGAATGGTGAACCGGCAGATACTTTATATAGAGTTCCTGCAACCGTTCCAGATCCAGCATCAGGTATGGTTAGGCTTGAATTGGTGGAAGCTGCTTTTAGATCGGCGTTAGTAGCGCTATCAAACCAACTGGTTAATGCATGACCGGTAGCGACCCATATATAAAAGTTTTTATAAGTAGCGCCTGATTGAAAATTCACTGTTGATCCTGCCGATAATATTACAGATCCTAATGCCGTGCGGATATTGCTGGCATCAATGAGCGTATCCGTAGCTCCAAAAAATACCCTTAAGTTTCCAACATAGGATAAGCTGTTACTTATCGCTGATCCGGCAGCTATCCTGCCAGTAGGATCCTGAACGCCTATAATGTTATTTTTGATCGGCCCCTGGCCATAGCTAACAGTTGCCTGGTAAACCTTCGCGACAAGGCTCAACACAACCCCGTTATCCGTGTATGGCGTCGCGGTTGATATTTGCACCCCGTCTTTTTTCAGGATTATTGCACCTTCAGCGCCGCCATCATTTTGATTAAAACCTATGGCTATAGGAATATTAATAGTCTGACCGACTTCCAGGCCTGCCGTGGTTTGAGACGAGGTGAGCGACACGTTCGGCAATGTATATGTAGGATGAGGTACTAAGGCGGAGCTCAAAGCACTTACTTGGGTTTGCACGTTAGCGAGCGCGGCTGTGATAGTTGCGGCGAAATTAGGATCATCACCCAGGGCGTCTGCCAGTTCCTTTAATGTATCCAGCGTGCCGGGTGCAGCGTGTACCAAATTATTTATTGCATCGGCTATCGCCTGGTTTACGGCGGTCATATCCGCACCAGGCTGGATCCAGGCAGTACCGTTCCAAACTTCAAAATTCAGGGTGTTGGTGTTAACCCTGATCAACTTTAGGTTTGAGGGAAAGGTACCGGTACCGGCGTCATTATTTGATGGTATAGCCAGGTACTTTTCTACCGATAAAGAATCATCGGCAACAAATTGATTACTTGACCTGGTACGAGAATATTTAGTTTTTGCCATGTTGTATTAGATTACCTTCGTTGGATCAAGCTTTATCCATCTCACAATAAAGTATGGGTTTAAAATAGATATAGGGTCAGTCGTACCGGTTGTTCCGGTTTGGCCTGGTGTGGTTCCGGCCTCCTGTGAGAGGCCTATAATTTCGGATAAACCTGGTGTTACAGTTACTTTAAATGACGGATTAGAATGATGGTGAGCAGGGATATCGGTAAGCACATCGGTGCCTCCAATTTGCCCAACAACACTCATTAATGCTTTTGACGTGTATAAACCAATAGGGACACGACCAGCAAGATCAAACACTTCTACCCATGGTACCGGTGGCGACTTAGTAAGATCCTGCTCTAACCATGGGATGATCACATCGCCATCCGTTATAGGTTTCATAGCTTTCTCGAGGCGGGTTAACCTGGCCACAATGCCGGTGATATCGTCAGGAGCTTTTGCACCTATAGCGAAAATGATAATTACCTCACCATTAGCCAGGCTAAAATTTGGTATGGTTAGTTTGCCATCGGCCTTATTACAAATTATTTCTCCTGGCCTCCAAAAGGTATTGCTTTGAGTGGTAGATACCGGGTAACCTTCTTTACCCATCAACAAAGGATGAGTGATCACCGCGTCGGTACCGGTCTGCATATAGAAAACAGGATCGGTATTATCAATTGAAAATATAGCGCCTCCGGACGACGTACCTTCGACCGCTGCCGCAATTAAAGTTGTAACCTCGACCCGGTTGAACGTGAGGCCCTGGGTATAAAAATATTGTTCTAAAGCTGATAAAAGGCCGTCCATATTAAATTCCGTCTAATGATTGTTGAGGGCTGTTAAGCATAGGCACGATCAGAGCGCCGGTGCTGCCGGTGTAGTTTTCTTCTTGGTAAGCCAGCGTATATTCCACTTTAAAGGCGTTTTGATTGCGCCCATCGGCTGAGTAATCAAACTTTTTGGATGTGATCACGATCGGCACCATTGCAGATCCGATGATCCTAAAGGCATACCTGGCCAGGAGCAGTTCCTTTAAACTGTCGTAAGCGTTTTTGCCGGTGATAAAACCGGTATTTATGGCATCGCTTTCGAGAGATTCGATATCGTAACGTTTGATATTTCCGTTTTTAGGAGTGTCCAGATCCGGGAAACCTTGCGCCTGGCTGTCTGTAATCTCCGTACTTAATTGAGATTGGCCGTAAAGTGTCAACGTTTTGAAGTTCCCGGCTGAATCTGAATACAGGATATACCTGGTATAGGGCTGATAATTGCGATCTACGGTAAAGTATTTAACCACACTGCGATTAGTTCCCGATACCCGCTCTATCATCCGGATCGCATAACCGGTCACTTTAACATTCGTTGTAGTGTGCGTTTGAAGATTGAGCGCTTCGTACCCGCACGCGATACAAACCTTATCAAATGGCTGCATTAATCCACCGGCAACCGTAAATTCCTGGATCGGCGAGTTATCGGAGAAACTGAGCGCTACCCGGATATCCAGGGTTTCGGCCACATTACGGTTATTGATAAAATACAGGAATGCCGGCGTATTGGTACGCACTGTAAAACGATCAACCGGGTAAGTTTCCATCCAGCGCTGAAACATATACAGCGATGGATCCGGCATTAACATTTTTTGAAAATGATCCGGAAGGGTGATCACGTTCCTGGCCAGGTTACTATAACCGCCCAGGGCAACGAAATAACTTTGAGTTTGATACAGGCGCTGCAGCTCGGGCTTGTCACCAAAGTACTGGCCATAGCTCACGTAGTACTCAAAAATTGATTTTGTACAGGGTTGCCAAACCGTAGTAAGGTTCGGGATATCGTAATCCAGATAATTGTGCAGCACCTCCTGCAGATCCTTTGTCGTTGTGCCGTCTTGCGGATTATCAAGCTGAAGGTTATAGCTGTAAAGGCTGATATCGCCGTTCGCTGTTTTGCGCCATACCTGTAAAAAGTGCCTGAAATTTGGCTTCAGTTCGGTATCGGTACCGGGATTATTGGTAGCCGTTACACCCGGTGCCAATGTCAGGCTCAAATTATAATTGATCCCGAAAGCTTTCGAGGCAATATCTATTTCCTGGCCACTATGGTTACCGGTGGCAACAATAGTATAATCGCGGGATAGATAGGCATTATGATTTAACCAGGTAACGATCGCGGTAACGTGCGCCGGTGATCCGTCGCCGCTCGGTAGCTGCTTGCCCGAATCATCAGGCACGGCAGCGAACGTGAAATTAATAGTAGCCGCCGCCCAGGACATGGTGATCACAACGCCCGGCGCGATGGCGCTGCCGATGATCAGCTGCACACTGGCCGCGCTACCCGGATCTACCAAATAGTCGTTACTCCTAAGCGCAACCGGTATAGGGTTACGGCTAAGCGAAAGTGTTTGTGGTGATGTGCTAAGCGTTACTGCCATGGTACTAAAGTATTGGCAGCACCAGGCTAATTATAGGACGGAAACGGACACTAAGAATTGAAATCGTTAGGGTCGCGCGCGGTATTTAAAAACGATTGCCAGGTGAAAGTATAGCGCCAACCATAATAATTATCAGCGACCGGGCCGACACCAAAACCCTTGCTCTGGATTTTAACAATAATTCCCTGATCACTCAATACGCCGTCCAAAGCTTCCCGCTTCATTTCGGCAATGATCAGCTTACCTGCAGCTCGCGCGGTTTTGCGAGCGGAACGGCGATCAACTGCTGTACCCTGGCCAACTTTGATGATCACTGCGAATGCACCATGTAAAAACTCCTGGTGATTATCTGCATTGTTATCGGTTAGGTCATCATCGAATTCCTCGAGTAATAAGGCACATGGTTTTAACCGGCTACGTATAGCCTCCTGTACTTCAGGTATGCTATCCATATCCTCAATAACAAAAAACGCGCGTTTTTTTTCGGCGGGATCATCACTAATGGCCTTAACTTTTTGGGCCATATTGGTAAAATAATCGATATAAAAATCTTCTGTCATTTCCTTTTTTCTATTTCTGCCATCTGTTCTTTGTAATCTTTCATCACCTGGTCGAGCACTTTGAGTACCAGGTACGCATTATCCCGCTCGATATCATGGAAATTCCCCAATACAGGCTCTTTACGGGCTAAACTGATAGAAACATCCAGCCAATTGCCGTTTGAGGCTTTTTTATCGCCGATCTCCTCATCATCAGCCTCAGGAAAGAGGTGTACGAATGGCATTGCCATAACGGCCCGGCATGCGATATAATTGAACCTAATGGCCTGTTTTACGTCGATATCGAGGGTTTTACGTATAGTTTTTGCCCGTTCGCTCAGGTGATTTTTGTTAAATAGTATGCGGATATCGCCGGTGTCCTGGTATAATTTGCGCGAAGTTTTAGGGCGATAAAGAACAGCCACCAGCTCGTCCAGGTGCTGCTCATCTTCAGAATCTTTATAAGCATCAAGCGCCTGATCGGCGTGCATCAACTCGTCAAAAGAAATATTATCCAACGAATCGGACGGTCCGTAAAGCTTTAAGCCGGGTAATTTTTTGATGATCCATTTTTCAAAACAAATGGTCGGCATGTAAACGAAGTTCCATATCGATATCAATTGCATCACCTGGGCATCTGTCAGCTTATTGATCAGCTTTGCCGGGATCTTAAAAATTAGATGTGCAAGCTCCATAGCCTGGAGTATTTCGCCGGGGATGGTACGCTGCACACGCATGATTGTAACGAGCTGAGCCTGGCTAATCTCTTCGAAATTGCCAGGCCCTGTAAAACGGTGCTTTTTAGCCAGGATAATACTTTGCATACTCAATGGTTAAAGTAATCGTACTTGTTTTTGCCGGCTCTGTAGCGGACGAACAGCGCGATGAGCAGGACGAAACCGCCGATATATATGTACAGATCCGGCATCATAACTTTTTAAGGGATAGCCAGTATTTAACACCTAAGAATATCGCTCCGCCCGCGAGGCCTATGCAAGCGATAAGCTCCAGCGTAGTGCCGATATCGCTTTTGCTTTCGGTGGTTTTGATTGCTAATTTGCCCTTTTTGTTGTTTTGTTGCTGGGTTTTGCTTGTTTGCTGTTGATGCGTAACGACCGCCTTTTTCTCCTGGGTATTTTGGTTGGTAACCTGGTTAACTTTCTTTTTTGTTTTAACCAGAACCTTGCGCGCGTTACCGGTATAATCGATAGACCCGTCCGGGTTAGCATGGATATGCTGCTGTTGCCCGGATTCGTTTTCGATGATCATTTGATTATCGGAGCTGTCGGCCTTGACCTGGTTAAACCTGCTTAACAAATTCGAGGTATCAACCGTGGTAACATCGCTATGCTGATCAATCGTTAACTTCGATTTATCGGAAACCTCGATCGTTTGTTTCGCCGTTTTGCGGGCTTTACAGCTTGAAAATTCAAATACCCCTGCAAATAGAAAAATTATCAGAAACATCATTTCCATGATGCCTATTGTCTTATTAGTTTCCATGATTATTGATTAATGTAGCGTGCAACAACATATATCGAACTTATAGGGCGTTGCTTCATGTACACGCCATCACCCTCACGGGATCCGGCAACATTGGTATTCGCCTCGACTGTAATAGCGTATTTTTTACCCCATGCGTGTATAAAACCAGCATGAGCGATTCGGCCTTTCTCCGGAAAAAACAGCCCGAATGCATCACCAGGTTGGGGAATGATTGTACCTGGTGATGCTCTTGTCCAAATAACTACTTTAGGCCTGAACAGATCTGGACAATAACCTGATCGTGGGTTAATGATCCCGGCCTGACCGAATGTCCAGCAAACAAAAGAGGCGCAATAAGGATTACCCTTACCCAGGCCACAATAGCGCAAAAAAGTTTCTACCTGCTTGCCGTCGTTATGCCCGGTTAATTCTCTAACCCCGATTTGCGAAGTGTAAATTTTGGTAACTAATGCCCGCTTTTGCGCTATTGAAACGCCAAAAGAACCAACATAGGCGATGCAAATAAAACACAGTAAAAGCCTAAAGAAATAAGGACGCGTGCGCATGGCTGTAATGAATTAAAGTCTTCCGAAAATTTGTTTTGAAAGTAAAAGGCCAGATCCGGCCATAGCATTCTGAGCAGGAACCAGGTAAGGCTCTTAACAATAAGTACGGTACAGATTGCCATAGCCAGTGATCCCATTTTACCTATATCTGGAACTTGCGCTGAAGCGTCCACATATCCGCGCAAATAGATTGGTAATTTCAGTACCACCAGCGCCGATACGATGATGGTTAATAATTCCCGGCGGGAATAAATGATTGAAGTTATCCAAAGCCTGGCCTTAGATACTGTTTCTTTTAGTTCGTGCATTGATTTGAGTGGTTAGTTTTTTATTCTCTGTTTCGAGTGTGTAGATCCGGGCGAGAAATTCCGATTCCCGGTTTTGATAATTCAATATCATCTCGGTATAGATTTTTAATTTCTCCTCCAGCTGAGTGATCTGCTTTGCCTGGGCATTCAGTTTATTCTCCAGATCATGTAGTAAGGAACTATAAGCGGCCGTGTTGTTAAGCTGAGCCGCTGTACTGTTAAGCTGTATCTCGGTTTTGCTCTTTTTGCGACCAAGCAACCAGATCACCAGAGCTACTAAGCAACCGGAAATAAGGTTTGAAATAATGATGGTGAGTTGTGGATTCATGGTAATATTTAGAAGGTGGCAAAAATGGTTTTGAGCAATTTGTTATCGACGTTATACACCTCGCCGGTAACCGGTGCAACATAGCCCGGTAAAAGGGTGGGGATCTCTGCCAGGTACTGCACTATCTTCTCTTTTACATGGCTCAGTGTTGACGTGATCCTGAGATCCGGTGCCGGTACAGATGCTTTAGTAGTGAGCGATTGCGATAAAAAGCGAACCGATAAGCCATCCGGAGATAGATCTACAGCAAGCGTGGCCAAAGCATCTTTGATGGCCAGGTGAGCAATAGCTTTCCGGATGCAACGTATGGCCGTTTCATCATCTTCAGTTAAGGTTTTGTCGGCTATCTTTTGTTTGTAGGTGTTGGCGGTGGCCTTGCCGATCAGCGGGATGATCATTTCTTCTTCGGCCTGTACAACCAGGGAGCGCAAACAGATATACGTTAGGCGCGACCGGCTTATACCATAGGCATCATCAAACTGTTCTGCAGTATTAATAAATAGCGAGTTGTTGGCTTTGCGCGCGTCACCATCGGCATAGGTTGCCCACTCACCCAGGTTAGTTTCCAGGTAACTCAGCACTTTTTCGAGCGCATCCATACCCATATTGGCCGATGCCTGCTCAATTTTATCGATCTGCCACTGGAAAGCAGGCTTGCGATCATTGGTAGAAACGATTTGCATTCCGCTTTCACTGATCTGGACGTTACCAAATGGCATATATAACCAGGCTGCAATGAAAGAAACGGCCCGGTATATCGGGTTTAACAGCTTCAATTCCTCTTCGGATGGGCTGTCGATGGCACATAACTCGTCGTAAAAGTCCTGACCGAGTAAGGGAATCAGATATTTTTCCTCGGCCAGATTAATAAAATTATCTATGCTTTCGCCTTCGACAAACGAACTGTTTACCGGTACGAATTTTTGGAAGTTGGATTTATTTGTTAGTGCCATTAAGCTGCTTTGCTTTGAGGGTTTTGACCTGTGTTAACTGCTGTTTCGGTGCCTTTACCTTTATCCAGTGTGGTAAGGATCGTGTCCTGAAATTCGAATCTTAGGAAAGGATATTTATCTTTCCAGCCGTTGTACTTCGCTATAAAATTTAAAGGCTCCAGTATTTTACGACGGTAAGGATCCACTGTGGCCAGGAAGATCAGGAATGCCTCACGCTTATCAGAGCCGGCTCCGCTTCCCATCTTGCTACCAGGTGCAAAACCTACGAGCGTAGGATCCAAACCGAGCGCGTAAAGCAGGTTGCTCATGGCCTCTTGGTTATCGTCGATCATCTCACCATCCTTATTGTTATCCGGGATCGGTGTGATGGTAACACCAGGTGCCTTATCCTTGCCGTTTAATACTTTAAAAATTGATGCTATAGATTTGCCGGCGTTCTCTACACCCGATAAAAAGTCGTTCCAGGCCTGCAGTTCCTTAGTGCGCATAGCCGATTTTTCTTCCGGTTTTGCTTTCTTATATACATCACCGAATTTTTCATCGAAGTAATAATCCGGGAACTCAATTTGGAACTGAACTTTTTTCCGGTTATCCATCATGTAGTTTTTGAACTTCGGGATCTTCTCGATCACTTCCATCCACCCGCTTTGACGAATGCCATCCCAATGCGCCAGCGAGTAGAATACTTTGCCTGGTGTCGGATAACTCACCGGATAGATAAAACAATCATCGTTGATGTTTTTAGCTTCACGCACCAGGTCATAGGCGTAAGGATCTATTGCCTTATAGGTAATGGTGTAACCATCGGAGATCTGAGCGCGCGGCCAGTTAGCATTTACATAAACGGTGTCCAGTAAACCCATGTCATTTTGTACACCCCACCTGCAGAACGCCGCCCATTCGGTTTCTATCTTCAAAATCTTGGTGTGATTGACATTGTAAGTGAGCTTCGGGAATACATTATAGAACCAAAACAAGTCAGTTAGCGCCTCGTTAAAGTACTTTTGGGTAGATGGATGATCTAAAAAATCCCATATTTCAGGGTCTTTCACCACCGATATTTTTTGATTACCGGCTTCATCCCAATCTAAAGTCACCGGCAGCACTGATTTGCCCTGTGCCATGCACACTTTTTTATCAAGTGTTGGCCCGATTATGGAACTTTTTGCGATCTGGACGATCACCTGCTGAGGGAAATCATTGCGCATACCCCAATAAGCAAAGGATAGATTCATCAACGGATCGCGAACGATTGGGGCGCGCTCGGTATTTCTACCTCGGATAGGTTGAAGCCCACCGGATCCACTGTCTGCTCCCATCATAACCCTCATTCCGGCATCGGGTAGGATCGCGTAATTTTCGTGTATTATAACTTCCATTATGGTATTTGTTGACCGTTAAGCTCCAGGATGAGATCGATATTTAACTTCCGGATCTCGGAAGTTCCCAGGGCGCAAATGTTTCGGGTTCGGTTTTTATGGTGGCGCGGTGCGTTTGGCCGGCTGATTTGGTCGCGCTTTGGTTGGCGCTGATACTTTAGCCGGCTTAAAATTGCCTTATCGATATAAATAATTTCGCCACCGGTGCCGCGGGACTTATCGGCAGTACAGAATAGAATACTGAAAGCCTTCGGTTTACCGCTGGCCAGTATTGATTCCATGATGATGAGTGCATCCTTTAGCTTTAGCATGATACTAAAGTACCCGCACCTGCAGGCGAATTATAGGACGGAAACGGCGAGCGGGATGATTAGTGAATAATGCTTACATTCGAGAAACTTAAAACTTTAAACATGGAAGAAAGCGAGTATTTAAACATTGTTCAGATTTTCAATGAAGCCTTTGAAAACATTCAAGGTGCAGAATTTATGCTGATTGCTATTGAAGCAAACCCAGATTATGAATATAGAGATAAAGGGGAATTGACCAGGGTAAAAGAAATACTTGGCTTGGAAGGCGAGTATGTTACCACCGCTTTAGAGTTGATTAAATTAATAGATCCAGATGGCCATGTGATTAACCAAGAAAATTTTGATCGTTCACTAATAAGAAATTCGTTTCATCAGGATCTAATGAATCCGGATAGTGCTATTCATTCTCTTATCAGAGGTGCAGATCGAACAAACGAGATAAATATTAAGTTGAGCAGGGTTCGACAGTTAGGTTTGGAGGCGAACGATAGGATCTATAAGATCTAAACAACCATTATTAAGAGCAAATTCTCACCCGGATTTGCTCTTTTACTTACAAATCAACACTTTATCAATCGAAACTGGAAAAACGATGCCTTTTGCCTCACGAATCACCCCACCACGCACTGTTGGCGAATTGCAATTGCATGCCGGGGGCCGGCGCGTTATATGAATGGGGCCAATTTTTTATGTAATAAATTTGATAATGAGTGTGACGTTCAACATCAAGATGGTAGACATGCCCACTGCCAGGCGGCTGGTGCGTGCCATTAGGCATTGGCAATCTATTGAAGTGGATAAGATATCAGTGATCATACACCCCACCGATGGTGGATCAGTGCAGGGATTAGGTATAATTATGAACGCATTAAAGGATTGTACAATACCACACGAGATGGTATTACTTTAAGAACATAGTCTCGAGCAAGGTGCTATCACCACGCATGTACTGTTCGTTCTCACCCCATAGCAGGTTATCAGCAGCATCGCTGAAGTGTGGTGTCTCCCGCTGATCAAGCGTAAGCTTACGCTCACCTGCCTTGTTCTTACGGAACTCATCACCGAACTGTTTAACCTCTGTCTGTTGCATAGATAGCAGCAGGTACTTGCAGTTAGTCTTGTTGAACCGTGGTTGTAAGAAGCGATCATCATCACCGCTCAATGAGTAACCCCATAGCATGTAGCGTGAGTATGGGCTGGGTGTGTGGCCCATGCCCTTCATGTTTACTTGCCAACCACCTTTATCTAACAGATCGTACACCTCATCACTATAACTGTAATCATTAGATGCGTTACCCCGGCCAATGGATGTATGATCATAGTAGTAATTGAGCTCTTTTGTAGGGTAATGCTTATAGTAGTTAAGAAACTCCCTGCACATATCCTTTATGCGTAGGGGGTGCAGCACATACATGGCATTCTGAAAACGGAAGTACTGGCCAAAGCGCTGGCCTATTACCATGGGAATAATCGAGGCCTGGTAATCCATCGACATAGATAAGGGCCTGGATCTGTCCAGGTCAGCATCTTTACGGCAGTCGCTTATACTACCCTGGCCAGGTAGGTACAATTGCAGGCTGTCAATGTAATTGTAGTCTATGGTATCACTATCCTGGTAACAATGGTAATCCTCATCCAGCATAGCATAAAAGCCGTTCTCAACTTGGGTGAGCGGCATATTTAATACTGCAGTCTGAAAAACAAGCTCCGGAAGCGTACGTTTTAGGCGCTGTATGTATTTAAGGCCCAAAACTTCGATGTTATCCAAAGTTGATGCCCTGGAGCTGAAAACAGCCATCGCGCGCAACTGATCACGCTGCTTTTTAAGCCTGTTAAATGTTGCAGCGTTACCCTTCATCCGGGCTTTGTACATGCCAACGCAAACAGCCAGAATCATCCGGATCAGTTCTTTATCGACTTGTTTTTCCGTATCGAGCAGCCATTTCGATTTTGGCGATGTAGGCATATCACTCGCCCATAAAACCGAGTGATGTTCTGGAATACCTCTAAAATAACGCTCGTTACCCCGGTTGGTAGGTAACAACTCGTTATCCAGACGCTCTTTATTCAATAATTTGGCCTCATCGCCAACTATCCAGTCTATGGACATACCGTTTGAGGTACCAGGGCGATCCTGGCTGATCAGCGATATCACAGTTCCGTTTTTCCAGAAAATAGTATGATCAGGTTTTAAAGGGCCGATATAAGGTCGTGGCCATTCTTTTGGCGGTTGGACGCAAACGACAAAATCGCCATCAGGGCCACGTTTATAACCCATTTCTTCCCAGCCCTGGATAACCGGTGGTAGCGTGCGCTCCATCAGCTGCAGGTACGTTTCGCCAACAAAGGCGCCGCGTGATCTGGGCATCGCAAAAATACATTCGATAGATCTGGGAGCGATCAAGCCGGTACTCTTACCGGTACCGCGTCCCCATATCGCGGTTTCCTCATTCGCGCCGATTAAGAGAGATCTTAATTGCGGTTTATTGTAGTGAAGGCGTTTAATAATCTCCTGATCATGGCCCTCATAAATAAAGCCGGCTTTGGCCAGCGCTGAGTAATCAGGAGCCTCCATTTTTCAGCTCCTCCTCAATTATATCCGCATCCTCGACGTTTTCGAGTTGCTTTTTCTTTTTGGTAATGAATGAAGCGACAACTTTCTCCAGGTTCGGGATCTCCTCACCATCTACCAGGCGCGGATCGAATACCAGTTCATTTTTGATGATGTTAACGATAGGTGCAGGTTTAAGCTCCTGATCATAACCGCCGATCTTAATCAGGCTTTTATCGCATTCGGCAGCCGTTTTAAGGTCACCTTTGCCAATTGCTTTAACGCGAAGCTGTTTAATTTCGTCGATCCGGATAATACGCTCAAATTCCCGGTTAACTTCCTCCAGGCGAACAAACAGGCGCTGAGCGTTTGCGATATCGCGGTAAGCTGTAGCCTCATCGATTTTGAATTCACGCATCAGGGCGTTCACAACCTCACGTTTAAGCGCTACCCTCCAGGATGAGTAAACCATCCGGACGAACTTCCATCGTACCAGCTGATCCTTTAATACCTGGCTTAATTCGTGCTTACCGGTTTCATCAAAGTAGTGTTTTACGATCTGATCATAATTATCTTCAAACCGGGTTATCTCGTTTTTCTTACTCATGATTCCGGTTTAAATGATTCTAACTTCTTATCGATAATAGCGAGCTCGCTCTGGTAGTGCAGCAGCTTCTCCAGCTTTCCGGCTTTTTGATATTTGGAAACGTAGGTGCGTACAGTAGTTTGCCGGGCCTTCAACTGGATAGGATCATCACCAGGCTCGAGCAGGCCCGTAGGTAGATAGCCGTGCTCCTGATAAAATTCCTGGGTATTGAAAATGTTATCGAGGCGGGATGTGATACTCAGGATCTCATAGGCGATTAGTTTACGCTCGTCCTTAGCATCATCGTTGTGAGCTAAAAATCTTAACCTGGCTTTAAGTTCCGCGCGCTGATCCATCAGCTGGTCAGCTTCGTTCTTTTGCTCGGCCAGGATCTCCGGCTTTTGCTCCGGCTCAACCTGATCAAGATTTGCAAGCAGTTGCTCCAGCTCACTAAACAATTTGGTTTTGTTATAATGATCCGGGCCGGTTTCGAGCATGCCAAGCAGGAAGGTATTTTTTGAATAAGCCGCAAACAGCTTTAACCCCTCATCGTAATTTGAGGGGTTATCTAACCAGGCCTTGATCGCAGTTACCGCTAACATGTAACAAGGTTAGCCCGGAGCTGCTGTAAAATATAGGACGTTAACGGCGTTTGATCAGCCAGGCGAATTGCATCGCAGGGCCCTGGATCGGGATAAATGAAAACCCGTGATCGAGCAGAATCTTAGCCAGGTATTCCGGGCCGTATAAACCCGATGGTAAAATCTGCTGCACGGCCTCGTAAATATCCTCGGTGCTCAATAGCTGCTCTACCTCGCGCAAATTCTCTACACGCTCGTAATACTCATCAATAATATCAACCACCGCCGTAAGCAGGCCGTCGATAAACTCATCCGGATCATTATCTTTTTTCATAATTGATAAAAAAAAGATCCTGCAGGTATCAGGTGCAGGATCTCAAACTAAAATTAAAAAAACAGGAAAAACTTGTTATTCAGCTTCGATAAGCTCGACATAAGGGCACTCCAGTTTGTGCAGCTCGTCGAACTGCTCAAGCGTAACCACTGCCAGATCCCAATTGCGCCCGGCGAAGTAGATCGGGCCGGGTACAACGCCCACAACCCTATATTGAGGGGTTGCGGGCTTTGTTTTGGTTTCCTTTGCCATTATAATTAAGCTGCAGGTGTGTAAGGAATTGCGGCGCTGTAGATGTAAATATTATCCATCCAGCACTCAACCGTGAACTCAGCACCTTTACCGCGACCGGTAGTCTTATCCGATTTAAAGGTTTGGCTTACATAAGCGCAGAAATCCGCTGAACCGAGCTGTATGATCGTACCATCGGTAAGCGGTATCAGGAATAAGAAAGTATCTGATTTTGATTCATTGATAAATCTGATCAGTGCCTTTTTAGAGCCAGGATAAAAGAACTTTGCTGTAAGCTTTACGGAACGGCCATCGATCTGGCCGCTCATAGCAGCTTCCAGTTCGGATGTATCATTGGTAGTGTACAATTTCGCGAAGTTGCAACCGGTGGCACATGTGTGAGCAGTAGCGATCACGTACTTATCATCCGGATCAGTCGGCGTCAATGCCGGTACCGCCCAGGTTAAGATCTCCGAATGACGGATAAATGAAAGGTACTGTTTAGTACCTCCCATGTTATTTTCAGAGCCATCAGGCCCTAAAAGGTTTTTATAACTCGACATAATATAAAATATTAAGGTTATGTATTTATGTTATTTAACTCTGCCGGCTTACTTGATCTCTTTACCGATCACGCCAGTTTGCTCATCAATAAGCTCCTGGATTAAGGCCGTGTTACCAATCAGATCCTTCAACTCGTAGATCTGGCCTTTATAATTAAAGCGTTTGGCCATAACCGGATACTTCTTGTTTTTGTGGGTAATTACACCGTTATCGGCTTCCGTGCTTTCCTCTTTGGCAACTGCTGTGTTAACCTGGCCTTTTAAATCATTAATGATTACCGATGCGGATTGCAAATTGGCATTTAACGTTTCGATGTTGGCCTGCAGGGTTGATTTTTCGGCAGTTAGGGTATTAATTTGAGCAGCCTGATTAGTTACATCACTTTTTAGAGTAACTATAATTGCAGCGCTCTCTTGTGCAGCTGCCTCCTGGGTTGCAATTTTATTGTTTAGCTCACCAACCAAGGCGGCGTATTCTTCGAGTGTTAATTCTTTTTTTGACATGACTTGTTAGATGATCAATAATTGAAAAACCCACCGGATAACCGGTGGGGATTAATTAGGGGATTAGGATTAGCCGGTATAAACTTGGTTTAAGGCAACAGCGCCGCTAAACAATTGAGCGTAGTTTACACCCATCTTAAAGTCGATCATGATTTTAAGAGAGCGGTTAAACTTCTGGATCTCGATAGCGTAGGTACTGCTATCTACACCTAAGAAAGTATTGTCCTTCAATGTGAAAACGAACGGTTTGTTAAGCGATTTACCAGGTTCGCGCCTTAATATAGCGTTAGTACCGATCAATGGTACTTCGGTAACCACCGGGTATTCCATCGATGCAGCACCATTGGTAACAACTAAAGTTGGATTGATAACCGGCTGGAATTTGCGCACGTACCAGTCAAAATACTGAGGTGGTAAATCACAAACTGTAGGCACGCCTTTGTATGCTTCTCCCAAACTGTCGTAAACCAGCTGAAGTTTATCGGCAATATTTGTCGAGGTGATGGCACCGGTTACTACAGGTACCAAATTAGGGTTGTTTGCTGCCAATTCGATATCGATCAACTTCTCGAAACCGTTCATTGTAGCGCTTGGAGTGGTGCCAGATGCATTATAAACGCCTTTATACAACGCGTTCAAACGGATGTTCTCTTTGGTCTTAGCATTGATCTGTTGCAGGATATAGTCCTCAAACGGCATTTCAAAAACATCGTTCGGTTTCTTCATTTTACCTAACCACGTCTTTTCCATCAACTGCGGTACAAGCTGGATATCGACCTTGCATCCGCGTACTTTTAAAACACGGGCATCAAAGTTTACGGCATTACTTGTGGGGGTAAAGTTTAGAGGATCTGCAGGCTTTACCAAGTCACCCATTTGCAAATTAGGAAGCGGTAACTCATCAGTAACCTCATCAACTAAGGTATAGCGCTTCTCGAAATCTTCATCAAGTAAAGTCTCTTTTACCAGGATGTCGCGGTTCTCCTGGCAGTAAGCGCCTAAAGTATCGGTTAATTTGGTAAGATTGACAGAGCTTGCCTCATACAAAGCGCCTTTTATTCTTGCGGTAGGCAAAAAAGACTTAACCATCAAGACGGCAAAAACGCCGAAAGCGATTACCGGAGATCCGAAGATCTGGCCAATAAAATCAGCCTGGAACGTAGCCAGTGATACCAGAACAAGTATCGCGAGCGTAAATTTTAAAAAAGGGTTTTTCATTTGATATTAATTAGGGTTAATTACTTGATTGAATGGAAAATCAAAAGAGCGTGAGGCTATTTAGCGCTGAATTTTCCCATCGCTTTTTTCTCCCAGCTGTTCAACTCACGGTCAGGAGCTGCAGTGGAATCGCCTGCTGACTTTGGTTTTTTACCGCTGTTACCGCCTGCAAGGTTTTTGCCTTCAAGCTCAGCTACACGATCTTTTGAGGCTTGTAGCTCAGTGGTTAATTGGGCGATAGTTGCCTTATCTTTTTTAGCGTTATCTCCGAAAGTGGTTATCGTACCTTTTTGGGTAGCGATAGTTTCGTTAAGCTCGGCCAGAGCAGCTGTCGCGTTCGAGGCCTCGGTGATCACACTTTCCGGGAAAATGCCAAAATCGACAATGCCCGCCTCGGTTAATTCGGCGTTTATGGCCGCCAATTCTGTTTCGCTTACCTCATCAGCCTTTTTGGCTGCCAGGGTAATTACTTTTGGGAACTTCATATTTGATGATTGATTAATGAAAAAATTGGGATCAGATCCTGCCTGGAAGGCAAAATCAAGGGCATACTCGAATGAGCCGATCTCATCGATCAGGCCTATGCTCAGGGCATCAATGCCGGTGGTGCTTTGCGCCATGTAAGCGGCGCCTTTAAATGGATCGGCTACGTCCAGGTTGAGCTTATCGCCTCGAGCCTCTTTTACATCATCGATGTAGATCTGCACCATCTCGTCCAGGTTGGCCACGATCAGAGCCACATTGCCTTTCAAGGCTTCGCGGGTTGGCAGATTTTTTTCGGTAGATAACGAGCTGTAGATCTCGATTAGCGGGGTGCCTTCGTTTTCTGCAGCCAACAAGTAATTAATGATGATCATGTAAGCGCCAATGGATCCGATGGTATCGGTTGGCTGTGATGCAATGATCCAGCTGCACTGCGATGCTATCCAGTAGGCCGCCGAGCAACACATACCATCACTCACAAAACCGATGACCGGTTTGGTGCTGTTCTTAACTTTTTGGGCAAAAGTCCGGAGGCCGTTACCCTGGCCACCAGGTGAATCAATAACCAGGAAAATAATGCTAACGCTATCATCGGCAAGTAAGGCGTCGAACTGTGATCCATAGGTTAGATAACCAGGTTCACCGCACATGCCATCATACTTAAAAACAGGGCCAGTAATTTGTAAAATGCCAACGTTTTGCTGGGAAGATGGAATAATGGGCTTACTCTGATCAGCCTGGCCCTGTGTGCCGAATATGGGTGCTTTGCCGGATATGAGGTTCAAGATCACCTGTTGGTGAGTCATGCCATAAACCGGGTCAATGAACCAGAAATCGCTTAGTAATGCCGAAATAGTTTGTGAGCCTTTCATCTTCCCTGCAATAATGCAGTCAAAGGCATTTTATCTATAGGACAGTACTTTTAGGGTATCAGCATCGGAACCGGCGCCGTCAATGTGCCCGAAAACTCGAAGGAATAGCCTCGCATCGCCGGCATGTTGTTACCGGTAGTGTATTTATACTTGAAGGTTAATACCTCGTTAGGGGTACCGGCAATTTTGGTGAGATAGGCGTTATCCCGGATCTTAACTACAAATCGCTGAGCATTGGCGCCATTGGCAAACCTGATCCTGTTAATAGCGGATTCACCGCGAACGGATCCTTTGATTGTTACCGGGTAGAGCGCGCCGTTCTCGGTGGGCGATCCCTCATCATCATAGCTTTGAGAGTTCTCGATACACCTGATCGTTTGCCAGCCTCTGCCGGCAACAAAAACCAGATCCTGGGTGATCACACCATCAACTACCTGGGGATAGATCAGGATATCATCGGCAAGCGCCCACTGGATTAAATTATTACCGCCCGGATTATCACCAGGTACTCTTTCAATTTCTGCCATGATGCTAAGCTACCTGGTGACTGATCATTAATATAGGACTGTAAAAGCGGGCTTGTAGGGGGAGTTTTAGGGGCGGAAAAACGGTGAAAAAAGGTCAAATCCGTGGGACAAAAACTGGAAAATTTTTTTGTGTTCATTTTCAGCGAGTTAAATCACGCACACGCCCGATTGTACCCTTTTCGCAAATTATGGTACTCTAACTCGGTATCGTTAATGCCATAAGTTTCGCGAAACTCGTTAATTATGCGCTTGATATCGCCTATTTTTTTGTTGCCCAACTGGAGCTTTAAGTGGAGTTCTTTGATCATCATTTTTTCTACCAGGTCGTTGAAGATCACAATTTTTTTGTTGCTGATATAAACGCCCTGGTATTCGACGTAACACTTCGGGATCCGGATGAGCATCCGGTCGTTATACTGAATTGCGGGCTCCCGCTTCGTTACGGGGCTTTGTTCTATGCACATATACAGCAGCGTGCCGAATTCATTATGCGTAGTAACCTTAAAAGGGGATATATCTACAAATTTTTGCAGATATTTTTTCACGTGCGAACGCACCGGGATGTGGTAAACAGCGTCTTGCATTAATCAGGGAGTTAGATAAAAATACGGCATTTCTGCTTTACTTAAATATCGTACTTTTACACAGCAGCCGGTAAGACAAGGCACCACGCCTATAGGTCAATAAAAAATGGTTAAATTTTAAGGTAAAACCTCAAATTATTGGCACTTTAGAAACTCAAAAATTATTGCGTTGTGGATATCCCGGTAAAAAGGCCTAAAATTCTGTAATTTTGTAATAAGGCTTTAAGGGCTTATAAATCAATAAATTATTCTGAAAACAGTTTATTACAACTCTTAAAAAAAGTTGTAATGGTTTTGTAATGAACTGTTTTATTACACTTTTTTTGTAATAGCTTAATTTTATTATAATAAAGTAAAATAATACTGTAATAAAAAAAGCATTGGTTTTGAGCCATTTAAACTCAAAATTCAATACTTATTACAGTATTACAAAAATTTCCTTAAAATTTAAGGTAAAGGGGGAAAGGGGAAACGAAAACGGCGCTGCCGTCAGGCAGTTTAAGCGGTGTTCGCTGCACTTCGTTTGCTCACGGTTTTATTAGTATGATGGGCTTTTTAAACATGACATGGAAACAAGATCGCTGGAAAAAAATATCGTATTTGAGGGCGCATATGGAAGTGAGAGCAGGCGGGTTGAGATTTACACGCCTAATGGTGGCGGTGGTGGTTACCACATTATGACAGGTGGAACCTACGATGGGTGGATAGATTTTAGGGATGGCCGGTGGATGGGCTATTTTAACGAGCGGAGTGAGATCACCGGTGCGGATATCAGCATCCTCGGCGATATCGTTTCAGAGGCCCTGAGAATGGCGTAAAACAAAAATATCCGGGCTTACGTCCGGATACCAAATTCTAAAGCGGTTATTGATCCTTATCATCATCTGGATGATAGGTTACTGATCGTTCCATTAGCAGCCCTTTTTCGCAAAGTTCAACAATGGTATCCCACTTTTGGGTTATATGCTTTTCGGAGTTAAGCTCTAGCAGCGTAACATAGGGATCACAAAATGGCAAACCTTCTGTAGGAGGTGCATATCGGTCGATGATCACAAACCAACGGCCACTAGGATCCTGCCACCAGGAGTGCAGCCTCAATCCTGCTATATAATTCATTATCATGATATGAGAGTGTATTGATGTTCATAGCCACACTTGATTAGAAAACCGATCCAGTAGCGTACATTGCCCACCGGTATGTCTTTAAACGATGCGTAAGGTACTTTGATAATTCGTTTGGCCGCATCTATCTCGCAGATGCCTTTTAGCTGCTGGTGGATGTGATATCGTTTGACGGCCAGCTCGCGGTTAACCTTAACCACCTTACTTTTTTCTGGAGCCTTCTCCTTTGGTTTTCTGCCGGGCATCGATACCGGCAAATCATCAAACAAGGCCAGCTGCTGCCGTTCGGGTTTAAAAAATTCCATATCGGTAAGTTAATTTTGACTTGGTTTATTTTTAATCGCTAATCTTATTGCAGATATCTGGGCCATGAGTACCGGGTTATTATTTAGCCCACTTACCGTTTCTGCCGATGGTATAACCAACCTTAAACCCTGGTTAAATTCCAATAATGAGCTGCAATTAAAGCAAAAGGAGATATCACCAACGGTAGGTTCTACCGGTTCTGAATCATCAATCCGCGTGTGCGCATCAAGTGAGTAACCACATATCGGGCAATTTTTATTTTCCGGATCTATCATGCTGCTACCTCCTTTACATCGAATGCTCTAAAGCTGGCAAGGTTACCATCCGATATCACATCCAGCTTTAATTTATAAAATTTGATGATTTTACGGGCGCGTTCCATTTCTGACTCCAGGTTGGCCACCCGGTATTCTATCTTACCGGTATGGCGCTTAAATTTTTCCTCGTTAAACAGCTTGTGGAATAGCTCCAGGTCTGTTTGATCTTTTGGTAATTTCATGACGGATTGTGCTCGGTTTTTAATTTTACTTCACTAATCGCTTTGGTGATTGCTGCCATATCCATCGTTACCGCTGGCACAACAACCGGCTCCGGTTCACAGGCCAGGATCTTGATCACAAATTGAGGCCCGTAAGCCAGGGTAATTTTTTCGTCCTTACTTTGGTATGATGCCGCCGTCCAGTGGCTGATCAGTGGCTTGCTCTCCGGGTGATCGGCGTTGATCTGCTCGATAGCTTTGGAGATCTTGATCTTAAAAGCATTGATACCACGCGCCTCGATCAGCTTCCGGGAATGCTCTTTGAATAAATTAAATACAGCCGTCTCGATACCATTTTTAGGGTGCTGCATGTGGTATGCTGCAGGGGTTATTACCAGGTACTTCATGATATCGTCTCCTTTAATGCTTGTTCGGAAAAAATGAAAGTATAAGTGTCGCCAACTTGCTTACTTACCAATAATGCAGCATCCTTAAAATTTTCGCCGTAAAGCATTTCTCGAGCAGCTGCTATGGTGATATACTTTTTAGATGTAACAGTGAATTTTAGGGCATCCGGATAAGTCTTTTGCCACTGTTTGAAAGGTATCTGCATCGGCTTCTCAAATGTTTCGACAGCACCTCTTAACGCATCTATAGCGTCATCCACATTCTCCGGCCCAATTAATCTGGGCGGGTTGATTTTTTCGGGCCTGAGCATATAGAAATTTAAACACCCTTCCATCGTTTGATAAAAGTGCCCTGTTTCGTTCAAATCAAAATCTTCAAACAGATTTTTGCCAAAATCGTCTACAGGGTTTCGTCGCGATATTAGTTGCCCGGCGTCATCGTACTGTACGTGATAGTAATCGCTAAACAAAGTATAAAGGATTCGGCGGTCAACACTTGGATCTGTTGGAAGTTGATGATCGGGAATTAAAACGATTTTAGGTGATTTTTCAAAAGGGATGGTGAAAGGAGCCTTACCTCGAGGGTTAACCAGAATATCACCGGTTATCGCTTCGAATAGCGAAACCGGCTTAAAACCTGTTTTGGCATCATCAATCAGGATGATATCAAATCCAGTCGTGAGGCTGTGAAATACGTGTGGATCGTTACCGTAATAACTCGCCGGCATTTGAAAAATTTGCTGATTAAACCTCTTAAAAGCATAATTAAAAACCAACGATTTACCAGTACCGCCCCTGTGCTTAGGACTATCGTAATCCATATCAACCGGTACCACCGCCCAGGCACGAGCGCGATCTTTAGGCGTGTAAAGCAAATAGCCGATTGCTAATATCCTGTTGATCAAGACTTGTTTTTGCTCCCTGATCTCGTGAGCGCTAAGTAACGGCCCATCAATTGCAAATTTATGATCCCTTAAATATTCGTCCTGAAAGCCTTGATTCATTTTCGGCAGTTCCGACTCCAGCTCTTTGCGCCAGTGGATCCTGCATGTTTGGATCAGAAAATTAAAGAACAGGCAGTCGTTATGAATAATTTTAATATCATAGTTGATACCTGCACCATCATTAAACTGAGTGATCAGGAAAGGCGTTTTTATGTGGCTAACCATTTTCTACCTCACTTTCAGAATAAACCTTTACCAATTTTTCACCTTCCAGATCATCAATACTAGGATTTAAATCCCTTTCGAGATCGTAAGCCAATGACGATAGAATATGAGATAATTCGCGTAGCTCCTCAGGCTTATCAAATATCATTGCAATATCATTTCCTGATTCTGATACTTCCAGTGTAACTTGTTTTTCAACTCTATTGAATGAAATTCGTAGTTCATCCCCAGTTGATTCGTTTTGAAAAAAATGTCCGTTCATATAATTAATTTTTAGTTTGCGTGATTAAAATGGCAGTTCGTCACCAGGCATGTAAGCAGTGTTTAACGGCTTTTCAAAATCGGTTTGGATATAGAATACCTCCATTGAGCCTTTCCTTCCGGTATCGCTGTAAGAACCATCCTTTTGCCTGCTCCGGATCTTAACGTGATGTGTGATCCGGCCATTGGTTTTATCGTTGATCAGCTCAGTAGGGTTGAACAGGTATTTATTGAACCTGCAGAAAGCATCAACCTTACGTTTGAATTGCGTTTCGGTATTACTCTTTTTATCCCGGCCATCGATCCAATCCTCATAGGCCTCTTTGCGTATGATAAACCGATCGGTATTTGCATTATCCGGAGAGAAGTAATCTTTGGCCCAGTTTTCAAACTCTTCACCCATTTCGCGCTGCAGGTTACGTTTGGTAACGTTATCCATAGGCGGCTCGATTTTTTTGGATGTGCCCAGGTAGAACTGGCAGCACCTGGCCATGGTGTTATAAAACAGGTTGTACTCCTCCGGACTGAAATCTGTAAATAGGTTTTTACCAAACTGATCTTCCGGAGAGAAACCAGTAGGGTAACCATCGGCGATATTTTTTGAGTGATAAAAATCGCTGAATACCGTGTAAAGGATCCGGCGCTCCATACTTGGATCTACAATAAAAGCGAAGTTGGTAAGCCAATATAGCTTTGGTACATCGGCAAAATCAATTGTATAAGGAGCGTTGTTCTTAGGATTGACCACAACGTCTGTTGTAGCGAACTCAAAAAAGAACCTGAATTGTAACCCCTTATCAGCATCATCAATGATGGCCATGCTATGATTTTTATTCATCCCGTGAAAGATGTGAGGATCCTCTGTTTTTTTCGGGTTGGTACCAGGTATCTTAAATACGGTTTTGTTGATCTGGGGGAGCGCCCGACCAAACAGGATCGACTTACCGGTACCGCCATAGCTTCGCCCATCAGAGCTATACTTGTTATCCATGGCCACTGTGATCCAGGGCTTGCTCTCATTTTTATATTGATGCATGCCATAGCCCACCGAGAAAATTTTATTCACCAGGTGCTGCTTTTGCTCCCACACCTCGTAATCTTCCAGTAGTTCGCCGGCTATGTTAAATTGATTGTCGGCCCGGTATTGATCCTGCTCTTCCTGGGTTGGCAGGTTAAGGATGTTTACCTCGAGCTCTTTGCGCCAATGGATCCGGGAAACATTGATCAGATAGTTTAAAAACAAGCATTTATTGTGATGGATCACGATATCGTAACCACCGGCAGGATCCTCGGTTATTGTAAAAGGCGTGTCAAGTACTTTGACATTGCGATCGATCACATCCTGCTCCCATACGTACCGGTCACCGGAGCCGGCTTTAATGTGGGTTATACCTTCTTTGGTGATCTCCCAGGTACCGTTCTTAAAAAACACATACTGGCTATGCTTGCCATAATTTTTAAAATCGATCGTGGTTTGTTTTAGGTTACTCAGCGAGGTTTCATTTAGCTGAGTAGTTTCGTACAGCATTTCACGCAGATCATGATCCATACGGCGCTCCTCGGCAAAGTCCTGGAGAAACGTCTTAACGTTATTGGGGGTAACCTCTTTAACCACATTACCCACTTTCTGAATGAAGATATAATCGGTTTTGCGGGCCTCTACTGGTAAACGGTAAAACCCGCAGGCGTTTAAAAAATTGTATGTCCTAAGCAATCGCAAGCCATATTTCCAGCCCGCCCAAACCTTATCATCACCTTTACCGGTCCACCGGGCCGTCATTTCCCAAAACGCATAAGGGATGGCCTCACCAATTTCAACTTTGAGCTCTTTAACTGTAAAATGATTCAGATAATCGCGAAGATCTTTACAGGGCTTACCACGGCGATCCCTTTTTTCTTTTAGCGCCTCCGGCAGTACAATGGTGTACAGATCCAGGTATTCGAGCGCCAGGGCATGAGCAGCCTTTTTACCGGTATCATCAATATCAGGGCATTGGTAAACTTTGGATGCCAGCTTCGTCATTTCTTTAAACTGCCAGCCATCCAGCTTAGCGGTTTCACTGTTCATCCAACAAACATGATAGCCGAGTATGGCCAGGGTTAACGCATCGGATCCACCGCTGCAAAGCACAAGCTCAGGAAGCTCTACCGGTTTCCTTTTTTCGGGCGCCGGTGGTGGCGTTTTATCCAGGCTATTTGTAACCGCTGCCGAATCTATGGCATCAGCTGTTACCTGCACATTAGCGGCCTCGTTAGCGGCGTACATCGCGCGGGCCTGCTCAATGCCATGTATGAAATTTTTCTCTTTGGTACCATGATACATAAACCTCCGGCCTTTATCCTCGTGGTTAGGCTGGTATAGCTTATAAAAATCATTCTTACCATCTTTTGATTTCTCCCGGAATAAGAACATCGGGTACTGATCAGTGGCCGAGTAGGTGTGTGCCTTACGTTCTGTGATGATCGTATAGCTGAGTACTGATCGGAAGTTGTAGGTTTTAAATTTTTTGGCGATCAGGCTGTAAGCGTACTTGTGCTTTTCTTCGCCTTGCTTCCAACCGATACTGTACAAAGCATTTTTAGGTAAAACCGTTTCAATCTCAAAATCAGTAAAGCTGTTACGTTCCTCGAAAGTCCACTGGCCATCCGGTTCATCGTCTGTAGCGTCACGGCCGCTGTAAGCTGCTTTATGAACCACCGGTACAAATTCCTCACCGGAAACGCCGTATTTTGCGGCCAGCTGCTTTAGTGCTTCAAAATACTCCAGGTTATTTTCTTTGGCATAACAGCCGATGCCATCCAGTGGCTTGCTATCATCGCCGAAATCTGTTACTACCCAGGCGGCGCGCCAATCGCCTTTCGCAGTTTTGCCCGGAGGGGATAGGGATGTGGACGCGGTACCTTCGTCCCGGATCTTAAATTTTGTACCTGGTTTGTCAACCGCCTTTTGCGCTTCAGGATATACGTCGATAATGATATCCAAACCGTCATTGGTGGCTTTTAAAATGTCCTCAGCTTTAATTCTGTAGTCTCCCGCCATGGGTAATTAATTAGGGTTATAAGGGTTAGTACTATGTTAGATCAATAATTTTCCATCAGGGTCGACCTCCAGCCGGCGGTCATAAGTAACCCGGCCCCATACAGGCCAGCAGTTGTGCTTGTTATAAATGATAGTGCCGTCCTTAGCTTTTGCATCAGGCCAGCATACCACGTTACAAAATGGGCACTGGATATCCGGAGCCCTCCAAAGAGACGTTTCCAGTTTTGGATCTGAAAGGACATGCTCGGTGCCCATGTTATTCGTTTAGGCGATCCAATTGCTCCTGTATCAGATCTGTGATCTTTTGCTGATCCTCGGTGTGCTCAGCACTTTGTATGTATTCTTTCAAGCTCTTAGGTGCCGCTCTGTACAGATCAGCGCTAAGCAACCCACGGTATGTGCCCTTTAGGCCCATGATATCGCCATCAAAGTGAGGGGTGAACCAAACATCAGATATCTTTATTTTTTTCATCATTAAGGTTTTATACCACCAAAACCGCAAGCCTTCGTAAAAGCGTTGCGGTGTTGCGCGATAAATTAGCCAGGCTGTTCATTGCCTCCTTACGGTTTACCGTAAGGCTTTTAGCGGATGTTGTTAGTTCCTTTAAATTGATCATAAGCCCGATTAGCTTTTTTTCGACGGCCTGATCGCTGCAAAGCGTCGATGATCATTATTACCCCGTCCAGGAGTAGTATTCCTAAAATTGCTTGCCACCAGGTCATGCTTAAAAATTTAAAAGGTTATGTAATACTGGCCCTTATCAATCTGTACGTCCATATAGAAAATCTCTTCATCATCGAAACCTCGTTCTTTCAGATCAGCTTCGGTATATAATGTGGCTGGATCATCACCGCCATCCCATATCAAATCCTCAGTTGCCAGCTTAAAATCTTCGATAACGCCACTCATGTAGTTAGCTTCGGAATTGTATGGAACTCTTTGATCGAGTTGCTCGTCCGGAACCTTATCCAGCAAAGCCTTTAATTCGCGATACGTAATGCTCATGCTGCTGCAGGTTTGGAATAAACAAAGCGCCTGTTAACCTCATCCCGTGTTCGCACCAGCCGCTCCTCATTGGCCAGCTTTAAGAGAATCCCGGAAAGCTCCGATGTGGCAAAGGATGATTCGTAAACGGTAGCGCAATGGTCGGCGATCTCGGCAATCGTACGGGCATCTTCAAAAAATTCGGTCTGCAATACTTGGTTTAAAATTTTGGTGGCGCCAGGCTTTTTACGATTGGTTGCACGGCCATTACTTATTATCGATATCATCGGTTTGCGAGGGTTGCCATCTTCATCAAGCTGTATCTGGTATTGCTGTAGATCTTCCTTTGCACGGAATTTAACCGGCATAAATGCGAGCTCTAATATTTCCAGGTACTTGTCGATGATCCGGACTTGAACCGGTTCTGAAAATTCGTTGATCACTGGAGCGAGTTCCGCTAACTCCGTAGTGAATGTTTTTAGATTCTTACTCATTTTATTTAATATTTTATGATATATGACTATTTATGAGGGGGGGTAGAAATATCGAGGTCTTTTAAAAGTGAAAAAAGCTCCTCCATTTCAGCGATCTTTTTGTCGTATTCCGCGTTTTTGGGATTATCGCTTTTAAAGGTTTGATCTTTTACCTTTTTGAACAGGCGAAGCAATTCGAGGATATCAGTAAGCTCACGGCTGCTTTTGATTTCTTCGTCGGCCTTTCCATATTTCTGCTCAATTTCCAGACACAATTTTTTAAGGTGAGCGCCTAACAATTGAAAATCCTTATCGGATGGTTTAATAGTGGTATCTGTACCTATAGATGCCATTACAATGCCGGTACCTATACCGGAAATTCTTACTTCAAAATTCATATCTTTTTAGTTTTTAGTGGTTTGATAATGTCTTTAATACCGGCGATTAGCCGGTTACATTCCTGGACGGTTTCCGCGAAAACCTGTATTTGAGTTTCGCCGTAATCAAGCTGGCCAATGTAAGCGCCATCCATGTTTTTACCGGCCTTTTTGTAGATCTGGATCCTGTTGGTTGTTGAAGGCATTGTTTAGTTTTCGTAAAATATTAGGTCAGCTATAGCGATAAAGTTGACGTGGTTTGTGTAGACGTTGATCACGACAATATTTTCATTTGTTGCTTCTAAGAAATGTAAGGTTGAGGTACGATCATTTAAATCGCACCAGTCACCAACCATCACTATATATTTCTGGTTTAAATCGTTTGATTTTAGTCGGTACCGAATTTCAGTTTCTGGGTATTGCCCGTTTCTGAAAGCTTTTCCTAACAAAAAATTATTTAAATTACTATCGGTCATCATCGGATATTTTAAGCCGGGCACTTTACACCCGGCTGCTGCTTTGCCGTACTGGCTCACTGTTCATCCATCACATCCATTGGCCGCTCAGGCCCTCACAAAATACCGGTGGCGCTACCGGCCCTAAACCTTTAAGTTTCCTAAATCATAACATGGGTATAAAGAACATCGCGCCGAGTGGAAGGGCCGGATTCGAACCGGTGGTAACAGCCCGCGTCTGTCTCCTCCCATTTAAAAAGCCTGTGGCGCTCTCAGACAGAAAATATAACCTAAGTGATAAATTGATTATATACCCATAAAGAACGATCGCGCCAGGGTATGCTTAAAAGAGCGATTTAAGGCTCCTGATAAATCTTTTCAGTTTGTTTTTGATAGGTACGTTCGCACCAGGTAACCGCTTGTTTAAAGGGCGATGCAACACCGTTTGGATGTAGAATAATTCTTTGGCTTGGCGCTCACCGGTAGGCACCCAAACGCCATCTTTATTTTTATACCGATGCGTTACCCTGGCAATAATCCTATTGGTAAAGTGCTCGGTTATCAGTTCGGCAGGATTGAAGTAAAAGCCTTGTGAGGTGATGTACTTACCTAACAGCATACCAAATCGGCTGAGCGTAAGCGGCCCTTTCAGATGATCGCTGCAGTCACGATAAGCTTCAATTTTGATGATGTAACGATCAACATTCGGCCCAGGTACTGCAAAGTATTGATCAGCCCAGGCTTTAAATTCAGATTCAAAGTAATTTTCAAATTCCATATCGCGTTGTTTTTTGGTTGGTTGTGCGCTGTAGATATCCATCATTACCGATGCGATACTTATTTCCTCATATTCGCCCAGGAGC